AAACAATCTCTACGAATATATTATTACAAAATGCAAAGAAGAAATTCCGGATGTACAAACCGGAATCTTTGGTGCAGATATGAAAATTTCTCTGGTAAACGACGGGCCTTTTACCATATTGCTGGATTCTGAAGATCTTGCATAATGGCTTGCAAAGGCATACGCGGAGTGATATCCTGATTTTATCAGGAGAACTATTCGTTAAACTGGTATCAATGTTTATTGAAAGCGTAGGGTAACCGGAGCGGTAGTTTATAGCGTGTGACATCAATTATACCAAAACGGAACACGCTGTTCATAAACTATTTAATAAACACGAAGTTTAACGAAAGCGGAGCGGTAGTTCGGATTCCGTTCGCGTCAATTAAATTATGTCAATTCTTCAATGCGTAGCCAAAAGGTTGCGCTTTTTTATTTTCCTGAATTCCCTAGGAAGTCTCACGCGTAGCCGAAAGGTAGCGCGCCAAACAAGTCCCCCTTGTGTGTAATCAATCTTTTATTTCTGCGTTACTTTTCGGTGTTTACCGTGAAAGTAACGTTTTTTGTTGCTCCCTGTAGTGTACCGGATGGCAAACTACAGAAAGGCGTGTTGCTTACTTGACAATAGCAACACATTAACCTCACTTATATGGAAGGTGCTTATAATCTCCGCGTAATTGAATATGCAAACGGTACTGTCCAGATTAGAAAATATTCCACTCCTGTCAATGCTGTGTTTGATACAGAAACTTCTGTAACTCCGGTTTACCAGAAACCGAAAAAGAGAGAGCGTCCGAAAATGCTTAACCCTTTTACGGAAGAGTTGGAGATTATGTATGATCTTAACAATTCGGATAGATCAGCGAAAAACTCCTTGAACCGGACACGCGAAAAACTCTATACCTATTCGCGTCAAGCAGACTGGGAATGGTTTATTACATTGACATTTGATGGTGAAAAGGTTGACCGATACGATTTTAGTGAGTGTATGAAAAAAGCGAACAAATGGTTTCAGAATCAGCATGACAGATATGCGTCTGATCTTATGTATCTATTTGTTCCGGAACAACATAAAGACGGTGCATGGCATATTCATGGAGTGTTAGCAAATACCGGATGCATGAAGTTTGAGGATTCCGGTCGCGTTGCAATCGGGAAAAAGGCATATGTAAGAACTGCCGAAAATGCTAAGTATCCTACCATTTACAACCTGTCCGGCTGGCGGTTCGGTTGGTCGACTGCCACTACAGTGCGTGACAAACATAAGGTTGCTACCTATATAGTCAAATACATGACAAAAGAACTGTGTGAGGTCACAAAAGGGAAAAAGAGATATTACAGATCGCGTAATATCCCCGAACCAGAAGAAAGAGGTTTCATAGTCGAGCCACATGAGTATGACCAGTTTATGCAAATGCTGGAAGATTCGCTCGGACTTAACCTAGTTTATCAGAAAGAGGTTTCCGGTACATACAATACCGTAAACTATAGATTCTATCAAGAAGAAAGAGAGGATAAAGATGGGAAAAATTGATGAATCGAACAATGAAACAAAGCAGATCAGAGTTGTTCTCGGTCTGGAAAATGCGTCACTGGAACAACGGCTTGTATTTCAGGGCGTAGTTGCTTCGGAAATGTTGAAAGTGCTTGACCAGTATGCCGGACTTCTGGCGGTCGCACCGGATGTAATTAAAGTAACAACAGAGCCTAAAGAGAGTGTTTAAAGAAAGAGAGGAAAAGAAAATGGCTAAATTGATTGGATATGCAGAAATGAAGAAAACAGAAGGAAAGATCTGTTTTGTGACAGAAGAAGGGAAAAGCCCTGTAGTGGGTCAGTCCTGTGAAAAGGTGTTCCTTTTCGGGGATATTGCCAAGAAAATAGACAATCGTTCTGTCGGGAAAGAGGTTTCTTTCTCGTATGGCTGTGGCTACAATGGCAAAGCTTTTGTTGCTGATGTAACAGTTCGATAGTTACCGCAATGCGGTTTCTATAAATAAAACATAGGAAAGAGAGGTAGAAAGATATGGGTACAGCTATGTTGGCCGCTGCTGAAGCTGGCACACTTACCAGTGGCGTATCATCTGTTATGGGTGTTGTTTCAACCGTAATGACAACCATTACAGACAACCCGGTTCTGACAGCGTTTTTCGTTGCTCCGATTATCGGTGTTGTTATCGGTGTTGTTCGTAAACTCCGTGCAAAATAAGTTGCCGGAAGAGAGTAGCGCGTGGCATATGCTACGCGCTATTTTTTTAGAAAGTGAGGGAATTTATGGAAGTAAAAAAGAAATGGAAAAGATATGTACACCAGATCGCGTTTGCGTGCGTGTTGATCTGTTGTGTTATGCAATGGATACCAGAAAATGTTTTTGCAAATAATAGTTCGCAATTACCCGATTATGATTTTAAAATCAATAGTGAAGGTGATTCTTATCATTTTGAACTTTTTAAATTTGAGGGTTCTGGTCGTAGGGTGTCCTTTTATTATAATAATACTAATGATTTAACAACTAATTTTACTACTGCTATAATATCGACTGTTCCGATTAGCGATAGTGCTACTCGGTATAAATATTCTCTTAAGACTGACGGTGTTTTTGAACTTGATAAGAAATCTGATGAAACACAACACTCATTTACTTTTACATATAACTCGACTAAATATTATGTTACGTATTATGGTATGGCTGTGTATTATTCTCCTGGAGATCGTAGTGTTTATTCTGGAAAATTGGGGGCATTTTATTTATCAAGTCAGGCTTTTGATTCTGTATCAGAATCTGAGGCTTTGATTTCTGACTATATTGCTGGTCATGTACCTTATACTTGCACACTTGTCTGTGACGGTGGAGAGGATGGTGAATTGTCTACTGATGTGGGTTCTGTAAACAATCCAATTGAAGATGATAAAGAAATTGGTATTCCGATTATCACAAAACGTCGATATACTACAGTCTACCATGATACAGATATGGGAAATGCAAGTGACGGAAAAGAAGATATTGACGATAGTCAATTTATCTTTGATTGGTCTAACAAAACAAGTACCGGTTTTAATCTGAAAAAGAATAAATACCATATGACGCGTATCCAGATAAAAGTGCAGTCTAAATGTGTGGTTTATAGCGGTTTTAGTCATAAAACGGTAAAAAAGAGGTTTGATAATTACGGGGAAATGAGCTCGGAAATCAAGTCAGCTTTAGTAGATGATACGCCTTATTCTATCGAGTACGGAACTGTAAAAAGTATGTTGCCTAAAACATTTTCCGAAAAACATAACCCTTTGTATGTCGGACGTAATTTTACATTTTATTTCCGTGTTATGTGTAATGAATCCGCGTCCGGTACTGGAAAATGGCATTGTGGAGCGTGGCGTGCTGTTGGTCTTAATGCTTCTACTACGCAAGACCAGACGGATGAATCTTCTAACGGTCATATTGATTCTGACGGAAATTACACGAAAGACCCGGATGATGGACATAATAATAGTGACTCCGATTCTTCTACCGTTGATGATAAAGAAGATGCAAAAGACCAGTTTAAGGATGATCAGAAAAATGATGTTACTAATGGTAAAAATGATAGTTCCGGCTTTGAATGGTCTGATCTTAAAAAACTTGTAAATGAGTGTAAAGAAGTTCCCGGACTTATTAAATCTATATTTTCATTTTTGCCGGATTGGGTTCTTGTATTCGTTGCAGTTGGGTTTGGTATCTGGATATTCGTTTTAATCAAACGTGCGATTGTGTGAGGTGTGAAATGGAATATTGTAGTGAGTTTGTATGTAACCCGCCTAAACGGTGTACATCCGGTTTTTTGATTGACTGCCAAGCAGAAAATAATCATTGTGTTTATTCTGAACCATGCTCCATCTGTGGAAGAAAGGAAAGTTGTAAAAAATGGAAACAATTAAAATGATGTTGCTTTATGGATTCTATTTTGTGTGTTCGGTGGGAGAGTGTTTCTATGGGTGATCTTACAGCGGTATTTAAAGCTATTGCAAAGATGATAACTATGTATTTGAACATGAAGGTGTCAGTAGGTGGTCATAGTGCTAGTGTTGGGGCTATATGTATATGGATTGTGTGCGCGGTGCTGATTATTAGCTTCATTCGTGGCATGACAAATTAAAAAAGGAGAAAAAAATGAGTGATTATAAAATATCTAAAGAAGGTTCTACGGAAGTGTTTCCGGCTGATTCTACGGAAGTGCATGAGAGTAGTTCAGGCGTATCTGAAATTATAAATGGTACAGAGACTATGGAAAGCACGGAAGTGGTTTCCGGTTCTGCTATATCTGCCGATATACACGCAATAAGCAATGATGTACATATTATCATGGTGTTTGCAATCGTTACTTTCGTTATGTCTTGTATGCGTGCATGGCGTAATAATGCAACAAAGGGGGTGTAAAATATGGATGCATTAGTTGATCTGATTTTAAACGGTTCTACGGAACTGGATGCTCCGGCAATCGTCCGGCTGATCGTTGTTGTAATGGCACTGGAACTATTCAGTGTGGCTTGTGGCTTTTTAGGTGGCATGAGGAAATGAAATACATAGTTTTGTTTATTGAAATTTTGTGCCTTGCGGATTTGTTTTTTTGCTTTATAGCTATTATTTCGGATTATTTGGATGAAAGGAAAGAATAAATGACAACTTTGATTTTAATTGTAGTCATGTGCATACTGTTATATTGTTCCGTGATCGCTCGTCTGATCGTTTGCCACCCTGTTAAAACGGTTGCATATGGTGTCAAGGATTTTGTATATTACATAAAGCATAGACAATTTGACTACTATGAAGCTGGTGTTTTAAACTGTTATTGTGCGCATTTTGGTGGCGGTAAAACGCTTTCTATCGTGCATTATGTCAACCTACTGTTCAAGCGGTATAACAATAAAAAAGTGTGGGATAGGGGTAGAAAGAAATTTGTTACCCAGAAAATACACATAATCAGTAATGTTGATCTGAAAAGTGTACCGTATGAACCACTTACGTCACTTTCCCAGATCGTAAACTGTGCGTACCATGATAAAGCTATTGATGATCAGATGGATACAAGAACTGTTGTCCTTGTGTTTCTGGATGAAGCAAGTGTACAGCTTAATAGCAGATCATTCAAAACGAACATTGACCCAACATTTTTGAATACCTTACTGACAAGCCGACATTATCATATCAGCTTTCTTTACAGTAGCCAGAAATTCAAGCTGACAGACGCACTTATGCGGTCAGTTACTCAAAAATGTATCAACTGTGAAAAAGTATGGCGGTTTATGGTGCAAAATGAATATTCTGCCGATGAATTGGAATATGCGTCTGACCCTACAATGGTAAAACCTATTAGACGTACCGGTTTCTTTATAACCAATAAGGACTATGATAGTTATGATACATTAGCCTGTGTCGATAAGCTGAAAAAAGCAGTGGATGAAAACGACATGATGACGGAAGAGCAGATTTTGGCAATGCGCGGTGATCTGAATCCGAACAATGATAATATAGCGCATACATCCAGACGGTTCAGAAAGCGTTATAAAAAAATGAAATAATTTGACAAAAAGTAACAGACTCCCTATAATGATTATATCATTATAAGGGGGTTTTGTTATGGAAGAAAGAAATTGTAATAATTGTAATAATTATAGACCGTCTGGTGATTACCGGAATACAGAACAAAGTGATAGAAAAATGATGATTCCTGTTATTATAACTATATTACTGTGCGTAATTGCTTACTTGGGTTGGCAAAATTATGATTTAAAACAGAAACATCAAAATTGTATTTCTGTAGATTCTGACGGCAATATGTGGTTTACGAAAGGGGATTCTAGCGAACTGGTTACTCCATCCAATATCTGGGAAGAACTTGATAAGCTGGGTGTCGATAATATTGAAAATTATGAAGAATAGCAAATAACAGAAAATGCAATGTCTGCGGTTCTGCGCGGATAGCTTGCGCGCGCAGACCGCGACTCTCATCCGGTGCACAAAAAAAATAAGGGGCTTACGCCCCTTAATCTGTTTCTGTAAAAATGAAAAAAGACTTGCGAACTGTGTTGTTGTCGTAAGTCTCTTTTTGTTTCGCATCAAGGAATATTTCCGCGTCCTTGCTGTATCGGAATGAACCAATTAAAGTATTAAAAGGTTCAATTCCTCGTAGCTCCAAGCGTTCGTAAACTTTATACATTTTCGTTTCTCCTTTTTGTGTATTCTCTGTATGCTGTGTATGCTTTGCTTGTAAAATAGCGTTCTTGTTCAAGAGTAAATACATTTATATCGCGTGCAAAATGTATCAAGTCGGTTGCTCCGAAATAATAACAATCTGCCATGGTATCTAACTCTTGTTTTGGTATTTCTCCAATTTCCCATTTGATTCTTCCTATCAGTGTTTCTTTCTCGATTGCTTTCATAATTTCCACCTTTCCGCGATCCAGCTGGTCACTGTCCTTTGATAAGTTGTTGAGTTTGTGCGTGCGCACTTGCTCCGGTGGCTACACATGGAATCAAGCCCCGTAGTACCGCGTAGCGGTAGATCACAAACACGACAACATAACGGATTGCAACAAGTGTGTTTGTGATCGGGCTCGAATCCATGTGATACAATGAAAAGACTGCGCGCCCAGACTATTTTGTGCTCGGTGATAACATATGTTTTTTGATAAAGTGGAAACGGCATTTGATGTGTGGTGCCTGTGATCTGGTCGTGATCTAGTGATAAGTTGGTTAGTATGTCCGTAAAAACATTTGACCGCGCCCCCGGTTATCCGCTCATAGTCTCCGCCGACTCGTTAACGTCCAAGCGGTAGGAGGGGTTAAAGCGCGCTACTTTAACAAAAGTAAAATTTATAAATTAACAATTATGCTGATCTGGATAAGAAATGATTCTTTAAAGATTTATTTACTGTATTGTGTAACTTGCATAAAAATGTTTCGTTCAGGAGTTATAAGAATTTAGTAATATATGCTAAAGATTATACAAAAAAGTAAAAAGTAATTGCCAAGGCGTTCGCGGTGTGCTATTATGACTTTGCATTGGAGAACTATTCGTTAAACTTAGGTTTTGCGAATAGTTATACACCTAACTTTCCATACCCTGCATGGCTTTCAGACCGTACTTTTCAGCAGACGTGACATATTGTTTCCCCTTGGCACTTGCAAGCATCTGGAAGCTATCATACGCATTTCTAAGATCATCCGTCTGAATGAACTTATAATTACTGTGCGGAATCTTGCGTTTTTTCATAACATCAACTTCATGCAGGAATTGTTCATAATCATCCACGTCATATTTACGCAGTTTCGTAACGCGCCCAAAATAACCGCGCCTGCACTCAATTACATGAGTACACAATTCACGAATAGTTTTGTCAACACGACCAAAACGCTGCGCCGTTCCCACAATCTGTTTACCATTTCCCTTACGGTTCTGTGTCAGCATAGTCACCAATTCGAAAGGGAAATTTTGATAGTCACGCGAATTAAATTCATTTTGTATTTCATCATAGCCAAAAATCACAGGTTTGTCATAGTCTGACAATAAATCGCGCCAATGCGTCAGCTTAAAATCTTCATCCCGAAAACCGTAATTTGTGCAAATATATATCTTATCACCGTATTTTTTCCGCATGCGTGTCAGATACTCCGTCAATGCCATGGTTTTTCCCTGTCCGTACAATCCACAGTACAGCCATATCCCATACAGGTGTATTTTCCGTGGATATTTAAAGTGCCTGTAAATATCCCTGCACCACCACGGCAGAACACGAAACAGGAACGGCAACCAAAAGCCCAATACGAGCACCACAACAACCAATCCAACCATTTTCAAAATTCCCATTTTTTTATTTTCTCCATTCTTTACTTTTTCTCACACAACACCACGTTACAGGCTGTTTTAAATGCACGGTGGCAAACAAGCCGGATTCCATGCCACAAGAAACCGGATGCGCCACCGCTATCCATCAATACCTCCCCCACTACAATCCGATCACGCAAAAAGCGCGTGTCGGGTCTCATGTCCGTTCCTACACGGTTTATCACGTTCTCCGAGACATTCCGACTATTAGGTTAACGGAAGGAGTTTCCAAACGAATACAAGAACCCCTGCCGTGGTTTTTACACCAATCCAAAACATAACTGACCCCATGACAAGCAGAAACAAGTCAGCCCCCATGACATAAGACCCATATTGGATAACCGTTGCAAGCGCGCCTATCATGTCCACAGGCAGGGAAAGCAGTTTAAGACCGGATACAGCACCACAAAGCAGTGTAACAACGATATTCACGAAAAACTCTATAATCATTATTCCGCACTTCCTTTCCCCTGCTTATCACTCTGACTTAATGCACGGACACCGCCCACAATAGATATAGCAGGCTGTCCGATAAAGCCAAGAAACATGTTAATGTTAAACAGCACAAGCAACAATGCAATAAAACCACGTATCACAGACCTAAAAAATGAAATCCCTTTCATGACAAGTCCTGCATCCAATATCGTCACTTTTTTTCCATACAGTACACACGTAACGTCCGTAAACTCTTTTGAACCACTAGCAAGAGCCGTGAGATCATATGACGCAAGCAGACCAAGAAAGGACTTATTTAACCTATCCATTGCACCATCAAGGAACCCATCTTCTGGAATGAAAAGTTTTTTAATAAACTTCCCTATGGCTTCCGGTATAGACAAAATTCCATCAACAATCTTTCCCAGCGTATCGCTAAAGGCATTAAATATCGTAGTACCAATTTTTTTGAGAACCTTTTTAACAAATTTAAAACTTGTTTTAACAAAATCAATAAACGGTTTAAAAAACTCATAGACATTTCCTGCTATTTCCCCCACCTTATCAGCTATCGTCTGTAATGCCGTTTTAAAGGCATCAAATATCAGTGCAGGAAGTTCCTTAATTTTGGCAAGAATACCAGACAACCAATTAACAATGCCATCCAAAATACCGCCACTGTCAGAGTCTCCCTTGTCTGAATCCTCACCACTTTCGGTAGTTCCTTGATGCTGTCCGTCCAGTTTAGCGGTTGCGAAAAAAAAACCGTGTCAGTAGAATCACAAACCCATTTACCATCCACAACCTTAGCAGTACCGCCTTTTACATCATAATTCGACCACAACAATTCTGTACCATAATACGAAACAAACATATCTTCCTTAGCCGTAGCATACGAAAAATCTGTATGAAACGAGTATGAACCATTTTTTCCCTTAATTATAGCATCACTATAAGTTGTTCCGGTTTCAATTAAATCGCACCAATGATCATTCACATAGGCTTTTTTAAGTGGTTTATCAGATGAAACAACACACCATGCATCCCCAAGACTGGTAACATATACATACTGCTTTATATTATCTTTTTTAAATATGTTATCTCTTGCCCATACAATGAAATCCTGATCCGCTTCAGTAATTTTATAACCACATTCCTGCTTTGCCGCATATACCGGAGACACACCCACAAACAAGGCACAGACAAAACAAAAGGCAAATGCAAGTAACACATTCCTCATACCCTGCAAATGCCTTTTTCCTTTTCTTTCTTCCATATCATCCCATCCTTTCATTACACAATCTATAAAGCATCTGTGCGCGTGGGGACAGTGCCCCACCGCGCACAACAGACTTTTTATAAGAACTTGTATACAATTCTTGGAATGAGTGATACACCAATCATTACACCCATGATCGCGATTCCAACCGGAAGAAGAACCCCGAGGTTATCGTTCAAAGTAGTTGTGATAGGTGCAAGCATTTCTGCCGTCACAAGTGCTCCTTTCATACCGTTACCCCCTTTCCCACGCTAAAACCGCGTGAAATATTCTATATATCGGTAGTAAAGAACACATAAGAGTATGACCACAGCAAATGCCACGATATAATCAAAATATTCATTGATACGCACCAACAAGCCGTTAATACTTGCAAGAAGCATGTACAGATCATCAAGCGTTACATTACTACCAGTAGTAAGAGCCGAACCGCTGGTTACAACAGCGACAGGGCTACTTGCTAACAACATGGAAATCCACCAAATAAGCACGGTTTCCGGAAAGTTCATAATCAAACTTGATTTCTTTCCCGATATGTGACGGATTCAGTTCATCAACCCTTTCGGCAGGAAGAAAAACTTCCTCAACTTTAGAACCACAACATCCGTTATCAATATCCCTCTGCAAAAAATCACTTACAACCTGCGCAACACAATAGCGTTCCCCTTTCTTGGATGTAAAACGCTTGTACCCTACTAATTTACTCATTTTCTTTTCCTCTCTTTCTATGTGCTTTTTACCGGGCAAATATTTAGTTGTCAAGGTTCGCTTGCGTTTTCACAAACTTGCTGATAAAATAAAGATTGGAATAATTACTTTATCTATTTGCGTGGGTGCATTTAGGTTCCCATCCTAAGTTACAACTAGAGGGTTTCCAGTGCACCCACAACAACCGAGACAACATGTAGATACTTATTAGTATCTAGTAGATATCTACTGATATCTTACATGTATTATAGTACCATAGATATCTATTTATGTCAAGTAGATATCTATAAATATCTTTATATTTTTTAGGGGTGTCTATATGGGCGAATACAAAAATAAAACATATCCGTTACGATTAGATAACAACCTTATGGATAAATTGCGCAAATTAGCAGAACAAGAAGATAGACCGCTTAGCAAACAAATAGAACGTATAGTGCGCGAATATATCCAAGCATACGAACAAGAACACGGAGAAATCAGTCTGGACGATTAAACGGTATTTCATTATCGAGTGCCGGAACAAAACCGTTGATGTATTCGCTACACGTTCCCTCATGTACCTTATCTTTCACATGCACACGCACTTTATCAATGCGCCTTAAAAAAGCGTTCCACGTTTCCGTTTGGCATTTCTGTATGTCTGTATATTGTTCTGTCAGCGCGATATTAGATACAATATAAACCTTGGTATAACAGGCTACTTTATTCGCATACCGGCAACGCAATTCCACCGGATAACCGTCAACGTAGTTGAGCATTTCACCAATACGAATACTAGACCGGAATTCCTCAAACACAATTACATCTTGCCCCTTATAGCCATCAAAAGGGTGCTCATAATCAGTCACGCGAAACACTTTATCATAACCATACTTTTCCATGACTGACCGCGTTTTACCACTTCCAGTAGTCCCATATATGTATGTGGTCTGTAGATCGCGCCAGTCCTTTTTATATCGTTCTTCCAGTATGGTCTGACGGACACGCTCAATTTTGTCGATATTAAGCATATATTGCGGATTACTTTCTATGATTTCATAATTAGTTAAGCCCTCTTTAATCATTGCATACAGATCAGTTATATCGTTCCGCTGTCCTTGTCTTTCAACTGGGCACTCTCCGTACTCTTCCTGCGTACCATCCACACGCGTATCTTCTTTTTCAGAACCCGACCATTTACCCTCTTTAAACACATAATTCTTGTTATCGGCAGCAGTTCCCTTACATACATCAAAATGCGCACCGTCAAAACGCTTTTTCAATGTCGAAAATCTAACCGCACCAGTGCAACATATAAACACATGCGTGTGATACGTTCCACCGTCTTTCCCGATCTCATCTGACATACACCAATATGCACAGTTTTTAAACAACTGCAATTGCGCTTTGATTGCATTATGGTCAAAACCCTTTTCAACCGGATTGTTTATAGTAACCAACCACTTACGACTCCTAACATCATTCTCCATATTGTCTCCTTTTTGTCACCTGTCACAAAAGTTAAAAATTCGTGTGACAAGCGTTTCGTTGTCTCAAACCCTTGTAAACACTGGTTTTTTAAAAATTTTGTCACTGTCACAGAAGTCGGGGGTAATACTAACCCCGACTTTCCCACGTTACATAAACAATTCGCACACTGTAGAAATAATATAAAATCCGTATAATATTACATACCTAAATACATACATACCTAAATCACACCCACTTTCCCCATTATCCAGACAATGCCGACAAATAAAAATGCCCACAAGCTATATATAATCAAAAATACTGTAAAAATATCCATTATAAAACCGTTACCTTTCTAAGTAGGCGCGTAAAAAAGTGCACTCCTACCCCATTTTATGTAGATTCCAACTAAAAACAGTTAGGGGATAACCGTGCACACGCGCTTGTAAATATTCAGTTTTTCATATAAAATAAAATGGAACAAAAAAGATATGAACCAACTATTCGCAAAACCTCCGCTTAGCAAATAGTTGACGGACACACGCGCTCCGTTTTGGTATAATGTATGTCGCACGTGGTCAACTACCACTCCGGCAAGACCTCCGCTTTCGCTAAACTACGACAGGTTTTGCGAATAGTTGCATGGATGCCACTATTGCCGTATCCGCGAACGCCTTGGAGTGCCTTTTGCATATTCCATTAATTTAGCACAAGTAAAGGAACCATTATATGAAACTACAACAATTATACAGTTATGTCCGCCAGGCAATTGACGATTACCAGATGATTGCTGATGGTGACCGGATTGCCATCGGCATTTCCGGAGGAAAAGATTCTCTGACACTTTTATATGCATTATCCGGATTACGCAGATTTTATCCAAAGAAATTTGAATTGGCAGCTTTGACCGTTGATCTGGGATTTGATCATTATGATCTGTCCGAAATCCGGCAGCTTTGTAAAACGCTTGATGTCGAATATCATGTAATCAAAACCAAAATTGGCGAAATTGTTTTTGAAGAACGAAAAGAAAGTTCTCCATGCGCGCTATGTGCAAAAATGCGAAAAGGCGCATTAAATGACTATGCGAGACAAATTGGATGCAATAAAGTTGCCTATGCGCATCACATGGACGATATCATAGAAACCATGTTTTTATCAATGTTTTATGAAGGACAGTTTTATTCGTTTGCCCCTGTCACCCATTTAGACCGCAGCGGAATCACTGTCATCCGGCCACTGATGTATGTTCCGGAAGCAAATGTCATCGGATTTCTTCATAAATATCATCTTCCCCTTGTGAAAAATCCGTGTCCGGCAGATGGGGAAACCAAACGTGAATATGTCAAACAACTTGTCCGGCAGATTAATTTA